GACACCTCTCTCATAATTTTTTGAAAATTCTAACCCCTCTATTGTATAGTCTACTATCGAAAGGTTTATATACTTCCTCATGATAGCATACTATTGTGGTGGTTCTGACTTTTGTCTCACAACTTAATTCTACCCGCCACCGGGGTTGGGTTTTGATTACCCAACCCATTGTTAAAATGAGTAGAGGACTAAGTTGCCAAACTTAAATCTAGCGTTAACGGAAGAAGAACTTGAAGAATTTAAGACAAAGAAGCGGAAGCTCCAGTTTGAGATGAACCGGGATTTAAGCTGGAAACAGTTAATTAGGATGGGGCTTGACAGTGGGCTTCGTTGAAGATTTGAAAAGGGAACTGAGAGAACGGGAGATCAAGAATATTATTGAACGGATTGAGAAGGGTGATATAAATGAGAATCAGGAACGGATACATAGAAAGGAAGGCAGCGGGAGGTAGTTGGCGAAATTGGTGGTTAGTAGGTGCAAGGCCCCTTCTAAGCATGAAAATTTATTTGCCAGCAGAACTTGTTGGGAAAAGGATTAGGTTCAGGATGGAAGAGGTTGGTGAACATACAGAGTTCATACCTGTTAATAGGGTGGAGTCACTTATTTCCAATACTGTGTTTAAATATCAAGAAGCGTTAGAAAAAGGTGAGAAAGTAACACCATACAGGTTGGCTGAATGGTTAGGAGAAACGAGGTATTTACAATGACAGCGAAAACGTTTGAGGTTTGTACAATTTGTAGTAGTTTATCTGGGATGTTAATCAATTATGTTTATTGCAGAAGTACTGAAAGAATTATTAAAAAACAGTTTCGTTGTAGTGAATGTTCTGGAGTTTTTAAAGAAGTTGATTTAGACAAGCAGGAGGGAGGAGATCATGATAAGATTAATTAGGTATGGGATTGCACGGATGTTAATTAACTGTATGACTAATCAACAGATGAGTGAAAAGACGGCCAAGAGATGGAACCACTTACAAGCTGTTATACTTACAAGGGGTAAAATTTATTTTGATTATTATATATTATTTAATAAAGATGTGGTTAAATGTAAAAGGTGTTTGGCTCGGATTAAAGAGGGAACGCATTGTGAAAGGTGTGAAAATGAGATGTAAATTATTCGGGCATAAGTTAAAACAGAAGAGGTACTTGGAATTTGAAGATTTTAATGGGATGATTCATTTCCAGTACACTTCACGGAAGGTGTGTCAACGCTGTTACAGTGCATGGACTTATCGAGAGATTGCTCCTGTTAATATGAAAAAGACAGTTTATTTGAAAAGATGACAAGAGGGATGAAGAAGGTGCAGATAAGTGACGTTAGATAAAAAAGTTGGAATTATATTTGGTGTGTTTGACCTGATGCACGTTGGACATGTTCAACTGTTTGAATGGGCAAAACAACAGGTGGACTATTTAGTAGTAGGGGTAAACTCTGGTGACCATTTAGAAGCCCACAAAAATAAACCACTTTTAACTGCCAATGAAAGATTATATCTTGTTAACTCTTGTAAATTTGTAGATGAAGCGTTTGTTTACAAAGATGAAGCCGAATTACACCAGTATCAGGCTGCACATTTAGATTATGTTAGAATTATGGGTGATGATCATACTGATAGGTTTAATGGATCAGATTTACCAATACAAACATTGTTTCATCCTAGACTACAACATAACTATTCCAGTACTGAAATGAGAAGGAGAATTGTAGGATGGGATCAATATTTGGAATGAAGGTCACAACTTGGAGGAACTACAACAATTATTATAATTTGCTCAGCACGGGAAAAACCTCACTAGGTTTTTTTGGGCAGGTAGCTATCATCACCTTACCCGAACCTCTTTTCCTTTTGGGTTTTCAGACGTGCTGAGTGAACAAAAATGAAATGACGAACACAAGGGGGGTGGTTGACGGTATAACGGAAACCTTTAAACAATGATTGAACGAGGGATGAAGAATGACCACTAAGAATTTATTAAAGCCGTTAGGGAAAATCCCGGCAGAGAACACAAAGGAGTTTAAAAAAATAATTAATGCTGTTATTAAACAATGGGGGTTAAGTCAACCAGTAGAGATTATGTCAGCTAATAGGTTAGTCTCTACTTGGATGAAAATGAGGTATGTGGAATCTTGTATCAAGAAATATGGCCTGTTTTTTGAAGACACGGATGATTGTGGGAAAATTAACAGGATTAGGATGAATGAACTTGCATATTACCTTAAACAGTTGGAGGCAGATTTTAGGAGTTATTGTCGTTTGTTAAATGTCAAAAGGGAAAGTTCATCAGATAACCCCATGACTTTCTTGGAGATGTTAGATGGCAAAAATTGACCCTAAGAAACTCAAGAAAGACCCTATATATTTTATTGAAAATATTATTTATGCAGGGACTGGGTGGAAATTAACAGAATTTCAGAAGGAATGGTTGAGGCTAGTTGAAGATAAACATCGAGTAACTTTCATGGCGTTTAGGTCATCCGGAAAGACTCGGCAACTGTTCGTTCACTATTTCTTATGGAAAGCGATAATTAACCCAGCAACTCAATATTTAATCATTTCAAAGACACTTCCACAAGCAATAGAGGTGTTAAAAGATATAAGAATCACTGTCCTGACCACGCCTATCTTAAAAACTATGATTCCCTCGAACCGATCTCAGGCGTGGTCACGGACAGAACTAGAATTTGCTAATCATTCCCGGATATTGAGTAAAGCGTACAACGATAACGTAAGAGGATTACACGTTGACGGCCTTGGCTGTGACGAATTGGGAGAGTATCAAGACCATGAGATTCTCAAGAAGGCTGTTCTCCCGACAATCCGTGCAAAACGCGGCTTCTTTGTTGGTGTTGGTACCCCAAAATCCGAACTGGACTTGTTGCACGAAATTGAAAGAGACCCGGGATTTTCTTCTATTTTCTTTGACCGTTACCCAGCAGAAGGCGAGAAAGGGCAATTGTTTATAGAAAGATACCCAGACACCAAGATTGAACATAAAGAAGGTGCAGTTCATATATTGGATAAAAAGACAGGTAAGACACTTGAGACATACAATAATCTCACTTGGTCACAGGAATTCTTGTTGAAACCAGTTTCAACTGAAGATAAGTTGTTTCCTACTGCTATGATTGAAGCTTGCATTGATCAAACTGAAGCGTTTTATGACCAGCCAGTTAACATGCGACAATATTTTATGGGTGTGGATTTTGCAATGTCAGCCAATGCTGGTTCAGACTATACTGTGATAACTATATTAGAGAAGCATCCAGCACATAACAGACTAAAGATTGTTCACATAGACCGGTTCAGGGGATTAGATTACACATTACAGAAGCAGAAAATTGTTGAATTAGCTGATAAATTCAAGATAACTAAGGCGTTAGGGGATGAAAACACGTTTGGGAAGGTGTTTATTTATGATTTGAAAGCAGAAGGTGTGCCAATTGACGGATTTAAGTTTTCTTCGTCAAATAAGAGCAAGGAAGATGTGATTAAGGCGTTAAGAGACCAATTTGAGAAAAAAGGGTTTTTGATTCCTTATGATCATAACTGTGCTAACACAATGACCAAAGTTAGAGTGTTAATTGATGAATTGAGTAAGTTTGGTATCATCTTTGACATGAGAAGCAAGATGGTGAAGTTTGAAGGGACAGGTAAACATGATGATATGGTTATATCATTAGGCCTCGCTAGTTATATTGCTCGTAACATCACTATGGGTGTGTTTTCTGCAATCAAAGGGACAGGAAGACGTAAAAGTAATCCCTTCATTGTGTCAAAAACCAAATAGGTTTTAAATGGGTAATGTTTGAGAATACATCAATGGCTCTATTTGAACGTAAACCTATCCAAGAAGCAGGTGTTGCAATTGTTAAAAAAGGTAGTCAGAATTCTGTTGGATTGTTGAGTGGTGAGGATAATCATAACGATAGAGAAGCTGCTTTTATGAAATATAAAGATGCGTATGATAGAGTCCCGTTGGTGACAGCAATAATTGATGTCCAAAGTGACCAAGCAGTCCAAGACTTTTTCTTTGAAGGGCCGAACTCTGATAAATTGGACAAATGGGCGGATAAAGTCAATTTAATGCAGTTTTTTCACAGAACAGCTAAGTTAATGGTGTTATATGGCAATAGTTATGTTGAAACCATAAGAGAGAAGGGAGAAATTGTTGAATTAAAAATACTAGACCCTATTTATATGAATGTGTTTAGAAAACTTACTGGAGACATTACTGGTTATTCACAAATCATTGGAGACAAAAAAGTAGTATTGTGGGGGACTACTGGTTCTGAAGAAGAAGACAAGAAATATAAAAGAAAACTTGCTAAGTTTGATTCTATTTCTCATTTTAAACATAATGTGTTAGGGACAGAGAAATATGGTGCAAGTATAATCAAGCCTTTAGTGAGTTCAATTAATATTAAGTTAGAGATGGAAAGTAGTCTCAGTAAAGTTCTATTCAAATATGTAGCACCTTTAATTTGGGCGAAAGTGGGTAATGACCAGTTTCCAGCAAATGACTCGGTGGTAACTTCCATTAGTAACACGTTAAGGGATTTAAGTGCAGAAAGTGAAATCACAACTTCACATCTCGTTGAATTGAAAGTAATGGATTTCAATGCGAAGGGGATGGATATTAAAACGCCCATTGAACATGTTGAACAACAAATAATTACAGGTGGACAAGTGCCTCCCGTTTTACTAGGCAGGGGCGGAGAAGGCAAAGCTGATTCTGAAGTTCAGCTTCGTTCATTTGGGCGTCATATTAAAGCTTTACAAAGAGAACTTAAAAATGAATTTGAAGAGAAAATTGTAGTTGGGCAGGAGATGGGTTCAGAAGAAGATAAGCTAGTTTGGTCACAAGCAGAAGAGAGGGAAAAAGAAGTGGAGATTGATATGCTTAGGGGATTGGTGACTGATGGGATTATTACGCCTCAAAAAGCTAACGACTTATTACCACCTAAATTCCGGGAAGAATTACCAGACCGGCCTATGGAGCTGTTAAATAAGCAGGGACAAGACCCAGAGACAGGTTTACAAGAACCGAGACCAACACAGAGGAAGGATAAAAAAGTGAAAGATAATCCAAATGATCCTACTCAGACTACAAAAGACAAGAAAACTATGGGGAAACGAGTCAACAAGACAGACCGTTCTGTACCAATAAAATGAATGAAGAAGATATAGTGAGGAAAACTCCAAAAAAGTTATTAGAAGCAATGGGAGCTATATGTGTTGGGAGTAAACCGAAAGTACCAGTTATGGAAGTTATTGGTGAGAAGGGATTAGTTGTTAATGAATATGCTGACAGTCCTGATAAACCGCTACCATACCACATTTTGATGGAGAGGCACGTCCTATGATGTTCCGTTGCCCTGTTTGCCGAGATAAGCATTCCGTACAAAATAATTATGATAATCAGGACTTTATCTGTTTAAATGGTGCAAGCAGCCATAGTCAGAAAACATTTCAGAATATGGTGCCAGAAGATTTAATGAGTAGGAATGAACCGTTAAAGAACAGGTTTAGTATCAAGGTTGATGAGGCGAGGCCAGTCACCGTAAGTCCCAAAGTGGAATTTCGGAGAACTGCAGAGAGGTTAGGAACAAACAAAACAAATTGGTGATAAATATGATTAAAGAAAATCTTTCGTTTGAATTTAACCCTTCTTTTGAAATTCAGGAAGGACATGACAATAATGGGAAATGGTTGAAAATAGGTGGTCTTGCATTAGAAGAAGGTATTAGCAGGAACAAGAGAAAGTTTACCATTGAGAATTTACAAGAAAATCATGGCCGTGACTTTAAATGGTTATTTGGCCACCCAGACTCAGATGCTGTTGAAGAACACATTGTGGGAAAAGGGAAATTATCGTTATCGGGCAAACAGTTACTTCATGAAGGAGTGATTAGGAATACTGCTCGTCATCCAGATGTTATGGAGGCCGTTAAGGATGGGTTTTTAGGGCCATCAATCCATGCGACAGCGAAGAAAGTAACAAGAGTGGAAGATGTGTTCACAGTGGAAGGTTTAGAGATTGACGGAGTCGGTCTTGTTGCTTTCCAAGGTGTTAAGAGTGCAAGTATTGATTATGCGATAGCAGAGTCGTTTGAAAAGATGGAGTCTTCAGAAGCTGAGGACGAAGAAAAAAATAGCGAAGGTGAATCAAAAATGAGCGAAGAAGAAGTTAAACAACCCGAGCCTCAGCCTCAACCTGCAGAAAAACCTGCAGAAGAAGCTCCAGCTCCAGCTCCAGCAGAGGAATCTGTTAGTGTCAATGACATTAAAGAGTTAAGGGAAGAATTAGCAGCATTAAAACTAGCTAAAAAGAAAGAATTGGTTGAATCCGTGTTAAAATCTAACAAGGATTTAGTGAAAGAAGAATTAATGAAAGAAAGCGTTGATAAGTTAAACCTTATCTTAGAATATGAACAAAAATTGTCCGCAAGAAGCGAAAGTGTTGCTGTTGTTGAAACAGACAGTGCTAAACCTTTAAGTTTTGTGGAAGAAAAGGACGGTTCACTTTCTATGTCTAAAGAGATGTATGAGAAGTTTAATGATGAGCTTCGTCAAAAAGTACGAAACTAGAGGTGAATAAATGGCACAAACAGGATTTATGTTATCAGATGAAGGCCGAACTTTAACTGTATTGAATGACAGTGGAACTACCGCTATTGAAGCAGGTGACATTGTATTTAGTATTGCTAATGATGACGCTTTCACTGGTACCGCAGCAAGTGCGAGAAACGCATACGCAGTGGGAGATATTAAAGTGAAATCAATGACTGACTCCGCAACTGGTTATCAAACAGTAATGGGAGTAGCATTGCAAGACATACCAGCAGATGGATACGGCTCAATCGCTATGGAAGGAGTATTTATCCATGCAGCAGTTGAGAATTTAGAAGCTGGTGGGTTAATTCAGGGAGATGAAGCAGCAACCAACAAAGTAGCAGTTGCCGATGAGTTTGGCCACGTTATTGGACGTGCATTAACTGGTGGATCAGCTGACGGAAAATTTGTAGCGTGGAAGCTATCATTATAAGGAGGAATAGAAAATGCCAAGTGGAATGTTAGGAACAGGGAGTGCAGACTTTGCCAGTAGCACACCCAGCACTCAAACAACTTCTTATTTAATACCAAGAACATTGCTTCCTGAAGTGATGAACGCGGTACGTAAGAAATTGATTTTAAGGGGATTAGCAGCACGAATCTTCGGGCCAAGTGCAATCCCCGGAAGAACCTTAGTGTTACCTTTACAAGCAGAATTTACAGCAAGTAATGCTTTGCAAGTAATTCAGGTAGCTGAAGGAGCAGAAGTACCAATTGTTCAAAGTGAGTTCACCAGCCTGACCTTAACACCAGTTAAGTACGGTGCAAGAATCGGTGTAACTAAAGAAATGATGGAAGATGGAATCGTTGACTTACTTTCTTACCACGCAGAACTAGCAGGGTATGAATTTGCAGACAACGAAGAAGCTTTGATTGTATCAGCTTTAAACACTGCGTCAAACGCAGCAGGAAATGATGTAGCTAACGGAAACGCAACGTTACCTATCAGCGACATCACTGAATCGATGCAAAACTTAGAAGCAAGTAACTATAAACCAAGCCACATGATTTGTGGAGTTGAAGTAGTTAACGATTTGAGAAACATCGATACCTTCGTAGAAGCAGACAAGTCAGGAGTAAGTGACCCAACCAAACCTTTGATTGGTAGAATCTTTGGAATGGATGTATTGGTTAGTAACAATGTAACTGCAACATTAGCTTATGTTATTGATGCAGCACACGCATTTGTTATTGCTGAGAAACGGCCATTAACTGTTGAAAGGTATTCTGATGTAGCACGTGACCAAGGCTTTGTAGTAGTTACTCAAAGAGTTTCTGTTTCAGCTTTGAGGAATGGGGCTAGTGCGGAGATTACAACTACATAAGGATTTTTTCCTTATTTTTATTTTATTTCTTTAATAGAATAAAAGGAGAGAGACAAAATGGCAGGATTAAAAGATGGATTAGGTGCAGGTTCAGGTTTGTCTGGGATTGAAGAAGAAGGTTCTTCTGATAAAATTTACACAGGTACAACTCGGGTTTACTTTAGAGATGCAGGACTGAATATATATTCAAGTACAGATGGACAACTAGATATTGTTGCAGATACTACTATTGCTTTAAGTGGTGCGGTTACAATGGACAGTACATTAGTAGCACAAAGTACAGTTACAGTGACTACAGGAGTTCAAAGTGCAGCAGTTGCAAGAACAGCAACAGCAGACGGTTTAACAACAGGGATTGTGGCAGACGGTACTACTTATGTTGAAGTAACAAGTGCAAGTGCAGACAACATAATTGTATTACCTACACCAACACCGGGAAACATTGTTTGGTTATACTGTGCAGCAAACGGTTATGAACTTCGTTCAGATACCCCCGCTTCAGTAGCAATTAACGGTGGAACAGGTGCAGGTGCAGAATCAGCTATTGCAGCAGGTTCATTAGTAAGGTGTGTGTGTACAAGTGCAACAACTTGGGTATGTAGTCAGTTTATAGCAGACGGTACTGAAAGTAAAGTGGAAGCAGCAGCTTAAACATAATATTTTTTTTATTTTTTTAAATTAAAAAGACAAGAATGAGAGGAATGAAAAAATGGCAACAGATTTTGTGGATATAACACCAACAATGATTGACCCAACACCGGGTACGAAAGGGAAAGGAACTGTTTTCCAAGAGACAGAATGGAGACAGATTCACGAGAACCCAGAAAACCTAACGAAAGAAGGGTTGGATGAAAGGATTAGGATTTGGAAACGATCAAACAACAAGCATGTTCAGATTAAATATGCTACAATGAAAGCACAGTGTAAAAAATTTGCTACTAGCGGGAAAACAAAAGACGGGTTGGTGATCTTTAGTAGAAACCAAGATGGTTCTGCTAAATGGACGGCTAATTAAATGGATGTTGAAAAAAACATAGACCCTCTTGTTAGTGGACAGAGTTAAACGTGACAAAGAAGAAATTAGTGAAAGTTGAGAATGAACTGGTGGAACTGGGAATAATATTTGTAATGTTAAAGAGGTTCCATAAGTTCCTGCGTACAAAGTGGGATAAGTTCCAGAAAATGTTTAGTAAAATAAAATAGGTTATAAATGAGTGACCTATAATAGTTTGTATGGCTGAGATTCCTTATTCCGGCCAACAAAAATACAAGGAGGAAGAAAATGGCAACTTCAGATTTAATAAGTCCCCATGCAGGGACACGTGGAGACGTTAAAACTCGTGGTGCAGCAGCACAAGGTGGTATGATCCGTTTATGGAGATACACTTCAGATTCTATAGCAGCAACAGACAATTCAGAACTAGACTTAACTTCAGCAGAAGATTGGTCTTGGGACGCTGTTAAAATACATCAGATTATTGTACAGGCAAGTGCAAGTACAGACTTTGATGTAGAGATTTACGGTGAAGATGGATTTACTTCAAATGAACATTATTACAAGAACGAGAATAATAATCTTGTTATGAACGATGCACCGATTGGTGGATTATTTTACATTGATAGGGATTTAAGTAAGGAATTACACTTAAAGATAATCAATACTGATGCGGGGAACGCAAGTACATTTGACGTGTTCATGATTATCAGCCCGATTACAAACATCTGAGGTGAATAAAGATGGCAAGAACACACCCAACAAACACAGGGAACTTGATAGTTGAGGATTTCACTGTAACTGATGATTTAACCGTTACAGATATAGCTACCGTTGGTGATATAAGCTCGACAACACCTGAAAAATATTACTTTTTTGAAGATGACTTTGTTTATTATTACCGTAACAATACTGCACCTTGGTACACTATTATTGGTTCTAACGGGGCACAAAGTTTCGTATTAGGTGCAATTGATACGACTGATAACCCTGGTCTTACTAGGTTGATAACCAATGATACTGTTGGAAGTTACGCAACAATGTCAACGGGAGCATACGGTTCATTCATGCTTGGGGGCGGAGTAAACTCATTTACAATTATTGCAAAAATTAATAATTTATCGGTTGCTGGAGATGTTACATTTTGGGCATTTGGAGCGAGATATGCGAGTGGTGGAGGAAGTGCTTGGAGTGATGTAGGAGGCTGGGATGATGCATTAATGTTTGTCTATGATAAAGATACTGGGAATAACTGGTTAGCAGTCACAAGAAAGAATGGAACTGAAACTGCAACAGATACAGGAATTGCAGTAGATACTGATTTTCATAAGTTTGAAATCATAGTAAATGCAGGAGCAACAAGTGTGGGATTCAAGATTGATGGTACAACAGAAGCAACTAACACAACGAATATTCCAGATGATTTAAATTTGGACTATACTCTTACTGGTAAGCGAATATCTGAAACGGCAGTAGTAGCACAAGAAATGCAAGTTGATTACTTTTCACATAAGATAGAATTAACTAATACGAGGTACTAAAAATGGCAACAACATTTTCAATTGTGAGCGGAGCATTATCTATTAACATTGATAATACTGACTCACCATATACAATTACTTCTGCTGTAGTTGGAGCAGATGTAGATAGGAAAATTGTAATCTCTGCTGATACAACAAGTGGGGCAATAACAATAAACTTACCAGCAATTGATGAAGAAGGTTTTGATATTACTGTAAAGGATGTAGGATACAATGCAAGTACCAATAACATCACTTTAGCAAGGGATGGTTCTGATACCATAGAAGAAGGAACAAGTTTTATTGTAAATCAAGACGGACAATCTAACCATTTGATTTCAAACGATTCTGATAGTAATTGGGAAGTGATGGAATATTCTCCAGCTGCGTATCCTGTAACTGGTGATGGCGATGAGTTAGTAACTACGGAAAAAGCAACTAACGATGGTGATACTGGTTACATAAAAGAGTTTTATCACGATTCGGCAAGTCCTGCACAACATGATTGGTTAGCACAGATTTCAATGGATGGTAACAATAATAGTGCTGCACAAACTTCATACGCTAGAATTACAGGAATAATTGAAAGTCCAACTGCAGGTTCTGAACAAGGAATAATCATGTTACAAACTGCTGACGGTGCAGGCGGAGATTTAGATGACGAAGCAGGAGTATGTGGTGGATTGATAGCAACATCAACAGGAGCTAATTGGTTCTTAGGAGATGGGTTCATAGGAGGTTCTGCTGATGCAGTTACTCTCACTACAAGTGGTGGAACTTTAACTCTTGGGAATAATAATGCAGAGGTTATTAAGTATAAGGGCTTATTGGTTCCTTCTAACTTTACTACCTATTCAGCAGCAGGTGCAATTGCTCCTAGTGACAGGTTTGCTTTAATAACTTCAGATTCAACAGGGATGGCTATGACACTTGCAAATGGTTCGCAACCAGGTCAATTATTAACCTTAAGTTATGATGGTGAAAATGCAGGTGCAGATACTGTGATAATCACTCCTACAAGTTTCAGAGATGGAAGCACAATCACATTAACTGATGTTCATGATACTGCTGTGTTGTTTTGGACAAGTACCGGGTGGAAAGTAGAATCAACTTACGGGAATACAGCAATAGCATAGAAATATGTCAAAAGGGATAGGAGAGAGGATGGCACGATTGGAGGAAAAGGTAGATAATATAGATACCTGTGTCCATCAATTAAGAGATGATCTTAAACAATTCGTTGACAAGGCTGATGAGAAGTACGCAGCAAAACAAGTAGAAAGGATTGTTTATACTTTAGTAGGAACAATAATTACGTTTGTGTTAACAGCAATTTTAACCAAAACGTTTGGATTGTGGTAGAGAGGTAAGAATAGAATGACAAAATATATCCTGAATAGACAGAAAGGTTCAACGATTAATCATCCCTCTGTTGGGAAGGTTAGGGGTGGAGTGGCTTATGAAGTTACTGACCACCAAGCAAACATGATGAAACATATCATTAACATAATTGTGTTTGATGAAATAGTTTTTAAAGAGAAAGAGGTTTCAAAGAAGTAAGATGGCAGTAACACTATCCCAAGTATCAGCTGACTGTGGTGAGATATACGATGCTGTTGATGGAGGAACCACTGCGGTTACTTCAATCATAGCACGGGCACTCAACTTTGTTACAGCGGCAGGTTCAACAGACGATGCCGTAGTTAGACCATTAGTAGATGCGATGGTGGTTAACCAAGTAATGGGCGGTATTGATCCTGTTAACAAAACGATAGGTACACTATCTGTTGGGAACAAAGATTTGAAAAGTATGAGGGATTATTTCAAGAAAGAAGCCAATACAGCGGCAGTAGTCGCAGGAGTTTCACTTGACGGTCTTACTATCATACTGAGAGACAGCGAACAATGACTTTATCCACATCATTAAGAGGGGCGGCAAGGAACCTTATTGATACCTTTGGGAACGCTGGTTCTCTGTACGGGTATTCGGGTGCCACTAAAACCGAGAATGATGAAGGGGACATTACTGTCTCTGACTGGTTAACAGCTAGTAGTATTAAGGTTGTGGATGGAGATAACGTCCAAGAAGAACTATCAAAATCTATCCAAGGGATGGAATCAATTGGTGCTGACACCAAGATAATTAGAGATGATGAAACGGTTGCAGTAAATGACCGGTTAACAGTAAACAGTGTTGAATTTAGGATTGACCAAATTCGACCTGTTAGAACACAAGACACGTTAGTTGTTCAGCTTGTGGAAGTAACACGAGTGGACGATACAACTAACTGGTAAGATGGCACATGTGTCATATATGTCACGTGGGACAACCCACAAGTGACATGGGGACTAACCTATGGCAGTAAGTAAAAACACGCTAACCACAGATATTTGGGACACTATTTATACGTACATTCAAACTACTAACCCTATCACCACTAACAACATTTATTCTGCATGGAATTCTACGTTAGCTAAAAGTAAAGGTTATCCTCTTGTTATTATGCTCCCTCCCACTGCAAGTGTTGAAAAGTTAAATGTAACTGGTTCAACAGTTATGTCTGACATAATGATTGCTTTCGATATTTATCATAATTCTGCTCAGAACTTAAAGGTTGTTATTGATGAGGTTCGGGCAAAGTTACTTGCAGGAAGGTCAACCTTTGCGGGTGTTGGACTAAAAAACATGCAAATTGAAGGTGGCGATTTTGATTCATGGGAAGAAGGTAAAAAGAAAATACACAGGGGTAATTTTGAAGTTAAGTTTAGGTATGTGGAGATATAATGGTTACTAGGTTGGAAATAAGGGGGCTTAAAGAAGGTACACGGATCATTGCAGGTATTGGTAGAAGAACGAAAGAAGAACCTACCATGTTAACCCATTCACTTGCAAAGATGTTGAGAGAACGTATAAAAGCAAATGTCCCTCGTAGCAACAGCCCATTAAGTAGCGGCCACTCTACTCCTACTAAATTATTACATAGATTGAATCCTGTTAGAACGGTGAAACATGGTCATGTTGTTAGGTTTAAAGATGTGGCAGAAGATAGGTATTACGATTTACCCACCATTCTAGATGAAGGTGCAAGGGAACACCCCATTTCAATTCGTAATAGACCAATTATGTCGGGGATAAGTAAAGGGCGTAGGTTCTTTGCTAGGCAAGTTCAACACCCAGGCATTAAACCAACTTTCTTTTGGAGAGATGCAGTGAGTGCTTTTTTAATAAATGATTTTGAGGGGACTGTTGATAAGAGTGTATTGAAGATTGTTGGATGAGATTGATTAAACAACGGAGGAATAAATAAAATGGCATTACCAGATCACTTTGAAGGTGAGGACGTAATAATTACGTTTGAAAGGGACGGAGCTGCAACCGTAACAAATGTAGAGGGTAGAGTTTTAAGTTGGAACTTGAGTGGAGGTGCGTCATCTACTGATGAAGTGTTTGCATTTGGTGGGAAAACTTTTAACTTTCAAAAACCGAGAGAAAAGTTCACTGTATCTTTTGAGATTATGGTTAACGATTCAGACTTTGACTTTGTTCAGTTTAATTCCAGTACAGCAGGAGCTGCATTTGGAAGTATGGCTGGGAAAGTAGTTAAATCAAGTGATATACCTAGCCAATGGCGTGTTATCATGTGGTTCCAATCAGCTGCTAGTCACTTAAAGACTGGGACAATTACTGTACCAGACATTTCAGTAAGTGTGTATCGGATGATGTTCTGTGATTGTAAAGCGGTGACTTTTGATAAAGAATTTGGTTCTGATGAGTACATGAAAGGTACACTAACCTTTGAGTTTTCAGCAACAGATTCTGATGGTTACGCAAACTACTTTTCAGAAGAAGGGTTAGGAGTAAGTACAACTGCAGCAGATGCAAAGTTGGCATCATTAACCACTAGTGCAGGTAAAGGGTTAAAAACTGAAGCGAAAGGCTCATTAACTTGGTCAGTAACCACCACTCGGTCTTGGACAGGAGCGTACAGTACATAAACTTAATTAATTTTTTTATTTTTTTTATTGATTGAATAGGAGGATGATAAGATGGATTATGAAAATATAAAATTCACCCACGTGTTGGGTGCAAGTGAAATACCTAAACATATTAAAGATTGTCTTGAAGAACAACCTGCACGGAGCGGGATGTATAACTGGATATTTGTGTTTAAGGGAGAGATTAATACTTATAGGTCTATTACAGGTAAGTTACATGATTATGATATAATTCAATGTAACATGTCTCCTGTTGATATGCCAATGATTCTACAAATTAGGGATGAACTGACAAGGACAGGGAACACTAAAACTAAACTTGTTATTAATAACGATTATGTTACTGAATGTTGGGGTAAGTGGGGCATTGACCCATTTTACTATGACCACGTTCAGAGGCAAGGTGACATGGTATTTGGTACAGAATCTCACCAAGTATCGAACATGATACCCGGAACGTTTACTATTCCTCATCCAACTAACACTAAGATGTTAAAGAGGTTAGGTTCTGACGTTGAATCTGATTCTATTGGGTTCATATTTCATTGGTGGGCAGGAGAAACTTACTTACCTCACAGAACTTTGGAACGTGTTAAGAGAAAGTATGGTGTTAAGAAGTCCAAGATTTATGCTTACAAGCCTAATAAAGATGAAATGACTCATGGTCAGAAATTAATGTGGGACGATAAAATTGGTATGTTAGATTTCCCAGACTTTGCAGAGTACATTCAAGGGGAACGTTGTGTTTATGACCCTAACCCTTGCCATACTTATGGGAGGAATGGGGTTGAACTTGCTTGTTGGAAAAGACCAGTTGTAGGCAGTGATAGGGTATTCAGTTACAAAATGTTATTCCCAGAACTATGTTGTGACCCTTACAATTTCAATGCAACCATGGACTGTTTTGACATTGTGTTTAACCAACCAGACAAGTTAAAAGAGATTATGGATAGGGCTTATGAAAAAGTTGAATATTTTAATTATGCAAATAGTAAGAAAAGGTTCATTGACGCTTTGAAAGTATGTGAAGGAAGGGGGTGGAACAGTTGGTATTTAAAACAGTTTTAAATGAAAAGTACCCTTGGCCAACTGAATGCCCAGATGTCCAGTTAGATGGACATGGTTGGTTCAGAGAACAGAACGCTAAGAAACTTGACGAGTTCATTAAATCTGACCACATAGTTATTGAACTTGGTTCTTGGCTAGGTAAATCTACTAGATTCATGGCTGAACGGTGTAAACAAGTTATAGCTATTGACCATTGGAAAGGTGGACCAGAACATGTAGTATCCACCTACGCGTCCATTAAATGCCGTTTACCTATCCTCTACGAAACGTTCATTAAGAACTGTTGGGAGTACAAGGATAAAATAATACCTATCAGAGAAACTACTCTGGTTGGGTTAACAGAATGTTCTCAAGCTGGTATTAAACCAGACATCATTTACATTGACGCTTCTCACGAATATAAAGATGTGTTAGCAGATATTGAATTGTCTAGGAAACTATTTCCTGACGCTTTAATTATTGGAGATGATTGGGAAAGGCGAGGAGTTCATTCTGCTGTGATAAATCACGTTTATGATAAAGAACTTGTCCTGTCTGTATATGGTTGTGTGTGGTGGTTGAAATGAGAAGTAAAGAAGAGCTGAATGAGTTAGTTAAGAAATGGTCTGCACAAGAGTGGGCAGTTGAACAAGATAAAGGATTCATGCAGGTTGAGAGAGTATATACTTTTGATGATATGTTAAAAGCTAACCCTTACAGGTTTAGTTGGGTTAAGAAGAAAGCCAAGGGAGTAGGGACAGCATTAGATTTAGGTTGTTCAAATGGGATTATGACTCATCATTTGTTAGATATTGGCTATGAAGTGGTTGGATTAGATGTTGGTGAAGCTATCATAGCTGCTGCTAAAGAGAATGTACCCGCAGCTAAATTTGTTTTGGCTAAGGCAGACGAACCATTACCTTTTGTAGATGAGACATTTGATTGTGTAACTTGTTTAGAAGTAATAGAACATGTTAGAGACTTAGAACAATTCATGAAAGAAGCTATACGAGTATGTAAAAGGGGTGGCCAAATGTTTTTCACTACGCCAGTGGATCAACATTATGACTGTGACCAACACTTGCGGTACTTTAAGTTTTATGATTTAGAGGAGTTGTTTGATAAACTTCCTGTTAAAGAGTTTAAGATTTGTAGGATACATAAAAATGTAACCTATGAAGGTAGAAATTTGTTTGGAATTGAGGTGACAAGATGAGTGAAGGAAAGAAGATGGGAGAAGTAAAGGAGAGGTTAGATGATATAACAACTATTAACTTCTCAATTACAAAATGCCCTTTAAACGTATTTAAAGCGTTTAGTAGCTTTTGTAAGAGGGAAACTAATGACAACTATGCTTTTGGGTTAAAGCTACTTTTAGACTCAAGAGAGGCTAACGTAAAGGAAGTGGTTTTATATGAGCAGTACCTAGAACTAAAGGATGAGATAGAAAATATCAAAAAACAATTAGGGAATGAAGAAAGGAAGAAACCCAAAACAATGGGTTCAGGAGGAATGAAGAATGACAGATGAAATAAAAATTAAGTTAAAGGATGGGGAAGTAATTCTCAAAAAGCCAAGTAGATTAAGTAAATTGGTTGGGGAACCGTTAACAGTAACAATAGGTGGAGAAGAATTTACATTGAAACCGTTGACTATTAAAGACTTACCATTATTAATGTCCATGAATGATCCATCTTTACAAGTCAGGAATGATGCAATGATTAATATGATTTCAGAAACATTGAAACAGTGCGTACCAGATGCTACTATTGAAGAAATTAATAAGGTAGGACTTACGTACTTTCGGGAGTTTTCGGAAGCAATTATGAAAGTCAATGGGTTAGATGATGATCTCGAAAAGAGTAAACCGATTAAAGAATAAAGGGCGTTTATCTGACAAAGTAGTGGAGACAGTGGTGGTAGTTATGAAAGAGATGGGGTGGTCTTATGAAGAGACGATGGCTTGCCCAATCCCTTCTTACTTCGTCATTGTTAAAGTGTTGAGTGACAGGGCAGAAAAAGAAAAGAAAGAATATCAAAAGAGAAAGGGGAAATAAATGGCGACAAAAGCTCAAAAAATAGAAATGTTGTTCCTTGCAGTAGATAAGGCTTCTAGCACAATCACTCAAATTACTAAAAAAATGAAGGTTCTTCAAGATACCACATTTACCACTGCCCGAAAATTTGACACCATCACTGGAGCGATTAATTCTTCAATGGCAAAACGGGGGGGATGGGTTTCTGAAGTTCAGAAGATACCTTGGACATTAGGAAAGTCAGTAAAGGTGGTCACAAAGTTGGAAAGGAACTTTGAGAGATTATATGCACAAGCAAAAAAGTTTGATATGCGAATGTTAAGTATCATGTTTGCAGGGATGGCATTGAAACGAGCATTTGGTGGAGCGTTACGTTCAATCCATAATTCTTTTAAAAAAGCAGAGGATAACACTTCAGAGTTATCACGATCAACAATGGGTTTAAATGCGTCATGGGAGTTCTTAAAATTTAGTATATTCAATGCGTTAGACCAACCTGTATTTTTAAAAATGATTGAGTTTTTGATTAAAGGTGTTAATTGGATTTCTAAAATGATTAATAAATATCCTGAATTAGGTATTGCTATTATGGCTGTTTTTGGGGCATTCGCAGTAGGTGGTACAATTATGATGATCATTGGGCAATTTTCACTTGGTTGGCAGGCTCTTTTTGGAGTAGGAGGAGTATTAGCTAAATCCACAGCAGCAGGAGTAGCTGAATCACAATTAGCGATAGGTACGGGGATGAGCGCTATTTCAAAAATGTTAAAAGGGGCGTTCTTGTTTTATTTGATTTATGATGGGTTCAAAAAGTTCAAAGATGGAGATGTTGCAGGCATCTTTGGTGCCCTTGCAGCAGGCGCTATTACTTGGACAGCTGGGTTAGGGTATGGTGTGGCATTTTATTTGGCATTCAAAGGGATAGAGTGGTCATCAGGAAAATTAATGCAAGCATCTAACGAATTCCGAGCAGTTACAGATGTATTTCCCGACACTTCTATGTTACTTAGAGGGTGGGAGTCACTTAAAGCAGGGTTTACAGGTGGTGATGCTACACAAGCAATAATGGATGCGTCAGACGCTGCTTCATCATTGAATAATGGGTTTACTTCATTTCACACCATTGCGGCAGAGAATAATACTACTATGCAGAAGCTTAAAGAGGAGGCAGTTCTTCCTTTAAAAGATGAAACTGCGTTGTTAGGGGATGCAATAAATGAGGTTAATGTTGAGGATTTAGCAGGGATTGAACAAGCACCCAGTGTAATTGAACAAGATAATGCGAAAGCAGATGCCGCATTTAATTTGGCTGAGATGAGGAGACAAGCCGCTGCGGCTGCACGAGAACAAGCACAAGCAGAAAGAGAATTAAGAGAAGCGATGAGTAGTAATTATGGGTCTGCATCAGACGGAGTAGGTAGTTAAAAATGGTAAGTATATACATACATGATAGTGGGTATTTAAGCCCGACAAATACAGGTACAAGAGCAAGTTCAGCAAACATGGTTAATTCGGGGAATGCTATTGAGTTACATGGAGTAGAATTTAAACCAAGAACAGCGGCAAATTATGATGTGTCTCCTACTTTAGGAGTGTATGGAACTGGCACGGACACCAGTGGAGGTACGGTGATTCATGTAACGAGTGTAGAAAATACAGGATTTACCTTAAGGGGGGTTCTTGATCTAAGTAACGCAACAGACCAAGCATTAGTGACACCTATTGCTCAATTACCACGTACAAGGTGGTACAAGCTGTTATATTTTAATTCGTTAGATGCAACTCAGTTAATCCATAATCTTGCAGATGACACTTTTACAGCAGGGGAAGTAACAGCGTTTAGTTTAGGGGGTGCATGGAAACATTTTCATGTGTTTGTTCAAACAGTTACTTGGGCTCACGTGGCAAGGGCCCAGCCAAGATTAGAATATACTATTGTTGGCCACGTTACCAAAACGGAAACAAGTACAATATGACAATATTATTAAAGAGAATATTATGGTACCGTCTTAGGGACAGAGGGACAGAGTTAGTTAGTGACAATATTTATCAAGACCCTATTGATATTACAGATGATGTGGCATGGACTGGTGCCAAGGGATTAGATATTAAGAATAATGTGTTAACCATAACTTTAAGGAATGCTAACTCCCTTTATGTAGAAAACAATTTGATTAAGTTTGAGGAACAAGACCAGATTAAAGTTTATTTAAAACATACTGATGATAATGATGATGTTACCACTGCGTGGGATACTGATTCCTCTACATTCCCTTCTTCTACTGATTTAGTAGGTGTATATTATATCATTGAGTTTGCGATAGACCATTCACAGAACACAACAATCATTAAGTTAGTGTGTGCTGACAAAACGTATGTTCTATTTAACAAACTATATGCTAAAAATTATCTTGTTTCTGATGGTTTAACCGCAGCTGAGATTATTCAGGATGTAGTAAGGTTTAGTTCACAGAACCAATTTGGAGAATTTTCTGGGACGAGGGAAAACGCTGGAGTGTTTTATGACATTGATGCCAAAATGGATTATGAAGGTGGGTTCATAGAAACAACAAGGGCAGATTCTACTGCATTCCCTGACACTGCAATTTCTAAAGTGTGGAAGCCAATTTATGAATGGGTAAAAGATTTAAGCCAGCTTGAGAAAACGAACAGTGCTACTGAAATTTCAACAAATGCTTTGGTACAACCTAGAGCGATGATATTTTGGGTGGATGAGAATAATAGATTTCATTGGGTTTACCCCACTGATATTGTTGATTCTACCTTAGTGATTGGAACGGACATAATTATAAGTTCTTCGTTTGTTAAGAAAGTGTTTGATGTAGTTAATATGGTTATTTTCAATGCAGGAACGGACTTATACGAAACAGGGATATGGAATTACAAAGTTGATACTACTTCTACTGTTAGAACATTGAAGATGAGAGTAGTGCCGATGGTGGACATTGCCGAATCGTTAATTCAAAAAGATTATGGTGCTGATTTTAATCCTGCTGCAGACAGAGAGGCAGGAGCAGGAGGAAAAGGAGACGGGTATCCTGTCCCTCAGTTCCCTAAAGATGCACAGTATAATCTTACTGCCTGTGCATTTGTTCCAACAACAAGCTATGCTGCCGCTGCAAATATTACTAACGATTCAGATTATAATAGTGCGTTAAGGGAAAGGGCAACAGATGAAGGTTCAGCAAGAGCTCAAGCTATTTTGTCTGGGTTAGCAATAGCACGGTGGATGGGAAATCTAGAAGTAAGAGGAACATTGATTTATTCTCCAGGGGATTTAATACAGTACACCGATGCAGAAGTAGGGATTTATCAGGAGAAATTAAGGTTAATGAAAGTACAACATAATGTAGGAAAAAATGGTTGGTTCACTACACTTACATTAGAGAACGATCCAAAAGAACAATAGGTGATGATAAATGGTTATGACAAGTGAAGGGTTAAACAGAGTGAGAGATTTAGTGTCAGCTGATATGGTCAATGCAAGGCTTGGCACGGATGGTACTGCTGCCACTATTGATGATACTGATTTGAGGGCTGGGGACGCAACATCAGAGAAAGCTGTTACTAAGACAACCACTGATAGATTGTTACAGGTAAGCTACACTTTGTTAAGTACAGAAGGAACAACTGCTTCTTATAAAGAGATTAAATTTTATGGCACTGCTGATTTTGATAGAACAGTGTTCAGTGGTATATCTTGGACAAAGAATGGCTCTGAACAAATAGCAGCTACAAAAAAATACTTTTTTAGAGGGACATAAATGGGGAATGTTAGCCAAGATATTGCACAGCTTAAAAGACAAGTAGGTAAACTGCCTGAAGAATTAACAGTTGGAATTTGGGAATATTTAGAAGACATCTGGGTAGAAGAAGGCCCGTTAGTTGTTCAAACTACTAATCTGTTAGGCGGGGCTGGAATCTATGGACATGTCGGCTTTGGGATATACGGTACTTCCCGTTATGCTACTAACGAAGGAATGATTTGGGGACATGCTGTTCATTCGATATGGGGTTCTGCTGAATGGGGGCCTTTCTCTGTAGGATTCGTTTTAGGTTCTCCAATATTAGGCGTCCTTGGAACAAACAAATTAGGGACAGGGAACCAAGCTACAAACACAATTAGAGTTGTTAATACAGATAATGTGTTTAGAGAAAGGTTCAGAGATGATGATTTTGAACATACAAACACCACTGCTACATGGGACACGACAAACCATTTATGTTATTTTGGTGACTCTGAGGTTATGAAAACAGAAATTGTTGCACTTAATGAAGAGACATATACAACAGGAAAGGTTATTATCACTGGTGCCGCCCTATCCAACTTAACATTAGAATTACAATTTGATGGTTCTACGTGGGAAACAGTTTCAAATAATGTTTCATTTACAAGTACAAATGGTTCTACAAAAGGTATTAAATTTAGAGCAACAGCAGGGACAGCACACAGTAATAAATTTGCGTTAGCGTTTCCTGTTAGTTTTGCGGGGACAACAATCGAGGTTTTAAAGATAGAATATAGTTAGAGGTAAATACAATGGCATGGGATGATACACAAACAGGAACGGACACAATTACTCACACAGAGTGGAATACTATGGTTACATTTATCAAACAAGGAGATGTAACCGCACAGACAGCAACACCAAAAACGTTAGATTTGGGAGATGATGTGGTAGTATGTAATACTACTAGCAACGTTATTGCAATTACATTACCTGAAGCGGCTTCTTCTTTAGGTAAGAGATACTTGATCTTTTTGGAAACAGATGGTGGGAATAATGTAACTGTAACTTGTGCAGGTGCAGACACGTTAGACGGTTCAAATACCATTGGCACGTTAGCAGATGCAGAAGATTATTTCGAGATTGTTGCTGTGTCTAATGATAGATGGTTAATAATAACAAATAGTGGAGTGGCTTTGAGCTAGGAGGAAAAATAAAATGACGATACCAAATACTTATGTTAATGGAACAGTAATAGATGCTGATGAGCATAATGAGAATATTAATTATGTTAATCCAGTGTGGGATATAGAATTTGTAAATGCTTCAACTTTTAGCGGAATAATTGCACATAGCACTACAAATTATTCACTAACTAACGCAGGTGGTGGAACCATTTATTTATGGGATGGTTCAACATTCACATCTAAAAATTCAACTCCAAATCAAGCAGGAATATTAAGATTATGTAAAGATGATGATGCTAAAGGTTTCTTTGTTGAGTTAGTAGCTACAGGTGAAACTTCTTACGGTACCGGTGATGGTACTTCTTGGGCAGTTACAGCAAATGTTGGACATAGCATAACAGTTAATGATATGAGTTTCCCTACTGCTAACTTAATTGTAATTGGTGGAGATGATGGTGGTGGTGATTTTATTCAAACTTCAGTAGATCAAGGTGCAAATTGGGTTGATGCAACAACTTCTCCAGCAGCAGCAGTTGAAATATTAGATATGTTTGATGGAACAACTGGTTATTGTATAGACGCATCTGATAATATATGGAAAACTACAGATAGTGGTGACACTTGGGTTGATACAACTGATAATATTAGTAATTCACATGCTTCTGGTACTATGTTTTGTTTAACAGCGGACATTGTATTAATTTGTAGTGAAGGTTATGTTCATCATTACACCAATTCAACCAACACTCTCACTACAAAATTTTATGATCCGGGACAGCCATATCCTTCAAATTTTGTTAATACTAATGGATATATTTATCTGTTAATTCGTACAAGTTCAGGTGGCGATCCACAGAAACTATTAATTTCAAGTGATTCAGGAGTTACTTGGACTGAACAACCAGCATCTAGATCGGCTGGTGGTACATCTGATTATTATAAAAGTATGTTAGCAGCGTATGATACAGGTAAAATAATGTTTGTTAATACAGGACAAATATACAAACAAGACAGGTCAAACTTATAGGAGGATAAAAAATGGCATACCCCAATTACTCGGTAACAAATGATTTTACAAACGGAACTACTGCAGAAGCAGGAGAAGTTAATGCAAACTTTGCAGATATAGAAAATTCAATAAATGGTGCAAGTGCAGTAGGCGTTCCAGTTGCTTATGGTATTGCTCCAATAGGTGGGATTATTGCATGGGCAAAGACTTTAAGAGAAGTAAGCTCAACAGGAGGACAAACAAACACCACACAATCAGCAACACAGCTTATTGATTCAGCAGCTGACTTTGTTTCAGACGGAATAACTGCAGGAATGATAGTTCATAACGAAGATGATAACGAGTTTGCTATTATTGAGACAGTAGTGGATTTGAATACATTAACATTAGTAAGCGATTTAAATGCAGGGACTGCTGATGTGGACACTTTCAATGGAGCAACAGGAGTAAACTATGCAATTTATGCTACTCCAGAACTTCCAGATAACTGGTTAGAATGTAATGGTCAGTCTGTTAGTGATGCTGATAGTCCATTTAATGGGACTACTTTACCTAATATGAATGGAACAAGTGATACAACAAAAGCATTTATTCGAGGTGTAATAGGTTCTACCGATTTAACAGTAACGGATTCAACTCACACTCACAGTGTAGTAGTTGCTTCAGAAAGCAAAACTTGTGGTTCCGGTAGTCCAGGGAATGTTGGACGAGACGATACCTACTACACAGGTTCGTCAAGGGCTATACCCCCATATGCTGAGATGGTATGGATTATAAGGGTTAAATGAGGTAATAAAAATGGAAGAAAAAGAAGAAAAAAAACAAGAAGAAATTGAACAAGATGAATGTAAAGACAGTTGTTGTTAAAGATTCCTTTATTAAACAAGAAGGAAGAAAAGGAGTGATTGCCACAAATGTAAGATGTAGTGGCAACTGTACTTTTTGTTATGAGAAACTATTTTCTCAATTATTTCCAAAATCAAAAACAGTTACTATTCCAAAATATGATAAGGAAAGTTTTGAAGAATATAACAATGGTTTTAGAGAGTTTATCCAAAAATCAACAGATGACTTTCCAAAAATCTCTACGTTGCCTACAAGTAAGAAAAAAGGGATAGTTGAATATTATCCAAATTGTGACTTTTTTAGTTTAGGATTGTCATTAGAACAAATTGAACAAGTAGTTAAAAACATAATAAAAACTACGGAATTTAATGGTAAAAAAATATTTGACTTTTACACTAATGGATATAACCTTTCAATAAAAACCCTGAATCATTTAAAAGATAAATATTCGGGGATGTTTGGGATACATCTGTCAGCTATTACTTTTAACAAAGAATATAGAAGAAAAATGTTAATAGGCAGAGAAGATTCAACTAATATTAAAGCATTAGTTAAAGAACTGCCACTAAATTCGACAATATATTTTCTTTTCTTAGATTTTGAAACTGCAAAAAAAGATTTAGATTTGGTAGTTGACATGGCAAGAAAAAATAACATTAACATTTGGTTTAGTAAAATGTTTTATAACCGTATCAATGGAGGATTTGTAAGAAAAGTATCTAACGATTCAGAACCGGAATTTAAAAAATTTATATTTTACTTAAAGGACAATACTAAATATAAAGATGTTTATAATAAAATTCTTTTTAGTCCACACTCAAAGATGTTTGCAAGTGCTAAGAAAAAGCAACTATTGGATTTACTAGGGTTAATCAATTCTAATGAAGAACATTCAGCAGTTTTTTGTTCAAATGGTGCCTATGATATAATTAATAGGAAGTTTAGAAACACAGATATAACTGTTGTAAGAATAGATAGTGCGTTTGGAGGTACTGTTGATTTTTCTCTAGGAATTACATTTAAAACTATTTTATTAAAATTAGAGGAGTTCAGAAATAATGGTACAGGATTTAATAAAATATACATTCCAAGTACTATGTTGTGGGTTGATGGGATGTATGATGCTAATGGAGATGGAATAGATTTAATTGAAAATGAAGGAATTAGTGTTGAAGTTATACCTATTCCTTATCAAATGAAAATGCAATTACTAAATATAGATGATTGTTATAAGTATTATGGGGTAAAATAAAATGGCAAATGAAGGAGAATTTCCAAAAGTCGATGGTGACGTCTTATTTGAAACAGATGTTCATTACGCTAGTGGGATTATAGACGCAGAGGCAGGAGAAACACTTGCAGCAGGAGATGTAGTATTCATTTACATGAGTGGTCACGCTAACGAGGGAGAGGCTTGGTTATCTGACGCTAATGTTCAAGATAAGTGTAGGGTTACAGGTATTTGTTTAAGTGCAGGTAACGATGGTGATACAGTTAAGGTAATGACTAGAGGGGTCTATAAGACTACTGGTTTAACAGCTAAAGAGAGTTACTATCTTAGTGCAACTGCAGGAGATTGGACAACTACCACTTCAGGAGTTAGGATTGGACACGCAGTAAGTACAACAGAAATATTTATTGATGTTGTTCAGGATGATAGAGATGTTGTTGGGACGATTAAGCCTTGGCTACAAGACCATGCTAATATGATTGCTAATCCGTTAACGGCTTTTTGGAAGTTATGTGATGGGACAGCTATTAGTGATGCAGAAAGTCCATTGAACGGGGGGCAAGCTCCGGACTTAAATTCAACCTCAAGATTTATTCGTGGTGCAGGAACTTCTGATGATGGTACTGATGATACTGCGGCTGGTGCTGATACTCACACTCATAGTATGGGTACTGCTTCTGCTTGTGCTGATGCTGCTGATAAGAGTTCTGGTAGTGGTTTCTCTGCTGCTACTTGCAGTCACACTCACACTGTTAATGCGGGTAGTACCTTGCCTGCATACATCGCGGTTACGTTCCTCATGAAGATAAAATGAGACTGTTTAAATGGATGATTATCAAAGAGGAAGATTACCTTGACTTAGAAAATGTCATCATTGAATGGATGGAAATTAGTAGTTCTCTATCAAGTGAACTCGCTAAGTTAGAAGCAG